AAGAAAAGTTGAGCTTTGGACGATGGTTGGCTTCTATTAAGACATCCAATGCTTTAGCGGTTCATTCTTTGGTTTCAAAAGCGGTTACTACAACTTATCCTAACTCCGATAAAATGAAATTAGAAAAATTTGAGAGAGCTTTGTTTGATATAATTTCAAGCGATAGAGACTTTTATTATTTGGAAGTGTTCCCAGCCGAAGCTCAAATGTTTGCAGGAGCTTTTGTGGCTGGGAGTGTTGTTTTGACGGCTACAGCAGCATTGGTAGGTTTTACTTGGGAAGTAGCTCAAGGGTTGGTAACAGGCGTAGTCACTAGTGCTATAACCGACAAAGGAGAACCGTACGGGGAAACTTACCTTGAAGAAGTAGCAGATGGTTCTCGTCATCATTTTACGCCAAGCGGGATAGTCAACGCTTTGAAGACCGAGTACCATAGTCGGGTGACAGTGCACGGTTCCGAAATGCGTCATTCATGGAGATTGATCAGAAGTCAGACGTTGGACTATTTGGTTGGCTTAACTTTTGACGAGCAAACGGTAGAAGGTTTGTCAGGTTTGTTATTGGTTCGTTCAGATCAGGCAAATGCAAATCGAAGAAGCATTTATGTGACGCCGAGCAACAGGAGTCAGTTTGATGAGGATGAGTTTCCCTTGTTTCTTCCAGATGATTTTGACGCTAAAGCTTGGGTAGAAGAAATAGATGGACCATCTTACTGGTACAGTAAAGATTTTTCTTCCCCAGGAAATCATAAGTTGACTTATTTAGGAGAAGCAGCCTATCGACTTTGGAGTTTACAGGGAATTTATGAACCTAACCATATACCGTTAAAATTGACGATGTTGAGTGCTTACAACTCGGTCATGAAGTGGTTAGGGGTATTGGCGGCTTTTGGAGCTGGAGTTGGTTTGTGTCTCCTGACGGTCAATGCAATGATGTCAGAGGAAGACGTAGAAGGTGAATCTTTAGGCAAAGGGCACATGCATAAGTTTGCTAGATCGAAACGACCCGTGATTCAAGATGGAAAGGAAGTAATTAAACTTCAGTCAGATTCCCTATTGGATAAATGTATAGCAGCCTCACATCACACGAAAAATGTGCGTTTGTTTGGAGAAGACTCAACCCTAATTGGAAACGGTTTGACATCTGGTCATTCGTTATTTATTAATTCCCATATGATGGCATTTTGCGGTCAAGTAACAAAGGTGGAATTTTTAGATGATGAAGGAGGAAAGGTTTCTTCAGTGGGTTATGTAGAGAGAATCCAAGCTTTTCCAGAGAGGGATTTGGTCCGTTTGGATTTTTGTAGAACGAAGATGCAACCTTTTCCTAGCATTAAAAATAAACTCAAACGAAAAGGAAATTATTATGAAGGACCCGTGTCAAGAGTAGTTAGACGTTTGACAATAAAAGGAGGGAAGCAAGAAGTTCATTTTGCATATTATACGGGAAAGAGAGCTGAACTGATGGAAACTCCGCATCCCCTAAGTTTTCAAAATTCTAAAGGAGAAACTGTCAAGTCAATTATTAAACAGTACTATCGAGTAAGTGGTTGTACGGGAATCACTGGAGATTGCGGATTTCCTTATGTAGCGAATGAAGAAGGATCTCAGTATATTTTGGGCATACATTTAGGAGCGGTTTCGCAAGATACTTTTTGTAGTCCAATTTGGTTGGAAGATTTGAAGGAGCATGCATTGATGGATGTTGTCACAACTCCAGGTTTTTATCAGTTTTCTGCTGATCCAGCGGTTTTTGCCCCTATGGTTTTGCCAGACGGTTCGACTTCCATACATCGAGCATTTACCAAAACGGGTTTGAATTTTCAAAAACGGACTAAAAAACAGGAGTTTTTGCCCACAGAATCTTCATTTTCGCCCTCAGTGTTTTACGAGGAATTAGCGGCACGAAATTTGATTGAGACGGGCCCAACTCGGTTGACCTTTTTTAAAGATTCTAAAGGCGAATGGATCGATCCTCATCAAAACGGGTTCGAGAAGTTTGGAGAACGAGAGTGGCCCGAAACGAATGAGTTTTTGGATTTTTTGGAGGAGAAGCCATCTCGGGCTTTTAAGGATTTTGTGGTGTTGGATGAACGACCTCGTCCTTGGACCATTAGGGAAGCCTTAGAGACGAATGAGAACACAGACAGTATGCCCCGCGATGCTTCCATTACGTTGGAATATCGCAATACTAAGAATGATAGAGGGCAACCCATCAAGAGTAGGTTTGATTTGTGGGAATTGGATCCTGCAGGCAAAGTTACATGGATTGATGCCAAATTAGAAGAGGATGTAAACACTTTGCATGAGTGGGCCGCAGATCCGGAGAAAACGATCCAGTGTGCAGCAACCATTTGCCCAAAAGATGAATTAACTACGTTAGAGAAGGTTGACAAGGGTGCGACTAGACTCTTTATGGTTGCAGTTCTTTCGTTATGTATCTTGACTAAGATGTATTTGGGCCCAATTATGTCAAAGATGAAACGGCATTTGGTGGGTCAAGCCTGTTCAGTAGGAATTAATCCATTGGGGGACCAGTGGGCGAGATTGTTTGAGTTTATAAATCAAATTGAAGGGAAAAATTTTATGGCGGCCGACTGTAAAGGTTGGGATCGCTCAGTTTTATATTTTTGGACTCATTTGTTTCATGTTTGGTTGTGCGAATGTTACAGTTGTTCGCTAACCTCTCGGTTAGGATGTATTTTAAGAAATATCGCCAGTTCAGTGGTTGGAGTTTCTTTTGTTTACATGAATGGAGTGTATGTTATTAACAGAGGAGTTTCCTCAGGCCATTTTGCAACTTCTCTATTTAATACATTTGTAAATTATTGTATACATAGGGGCTTGTTTAATTTTCTCAAAAGAAAAGTGGAAGGATCGTATAAGTGGAAAACAATGGTTCGTTTTGTTTTCTATGGAGATGATAATTTTGGGAAAGTTTCACCGCAAGCAAGTTGGTTTAACATGTTGACGCTTTCGATAGCGTTTAGAAAATATTGTGGTATGAACTACACCACTTCCGCTAAGGGAGAAGTAGTCACACCTTTCATGCAAATGGGAGAGATTGAGTTTTTGTGTCGAGGTTTTGCTCCATTCCAGTATTATGGGATTCAATATGTCTTGGCGCCGCTTTCCAAGGCGTCGATATATGGAATGTTAGGATGGTTAAGGAAACCGACTGGAGAAAATACATATGAGACTCAGTTACTACAAAATATAGAGACCGCTTTTCGGGAAATGTTTATGCATGGAAAAGAGGACTATGATCGATTTGTAGACCTGATACAGG